CGTATAGCTCGCCGCGCCTGACTGCTGCCCGGCGGCAACGGAAAAAAATCCCAGTACGCTTATCGGTACCAGGCCGTAGTTATTCGGGTTACCGTTGGCGTCCCATGTCTGAATGCCCCAGGCCATTAAAACACCCCCGTGATTTTGCCGATCTGAACGCGCAGTCGATTCGCATCCCTGATGCTCGTGGTAACGTTCGTCTGCTTCATTGCTCCTGAACCGTCAGTTCCGTAGTTCTCCCAGGTGCCCGCCTTATCAAGTCTCCACCCAGCAGAGCCAGCCACATAGTTACCGGACTGGATGAAATTGCCGATTTTGGCGTTGCTGATGGTACCGTCCTGAATGAACGTGTCGCGAATGAAGGTCTGCCCGTTCTGGATCACAAACGGCAGCGACACAACGCCGCCTGCCTGTGACATCACCGCGAAACGGTCGGCAAGGAAAATCACCTGCGACTGCATGCCCGATGGTGTGTTCTGCACCCCAAGCCCCATGCCTGCGGCGTACTGCACACCGTTTGAATCCACCCCCACCTTGATTGAGTACATCGCACTGATATTCCCGCTGAGGTCCGTCAGAACCTTCGCATTCTGGGTAATCGCCGCCGTCTGGCCGTTAAGCGTCACGGTCAGGGCATTGATTTTCTGCGCCGATACCTGCGAGAAATCTGCCATGGTTTTCGCAAAGTCCGTCACGTTCGCCGTACCGCCCCCCGCCGACGCATCCAGCGTTATGAGCGACTCAGCAACCGCTTTGCTGGCATCAGCCATCACGTTATCAACGCGGGCGATTCCCGCCTTGTTGTCGCCATACTGCACGCTCTGACGCTGCGCCAGATTCACCTGCGCCAGGGTGCTCTCAATCAGCGCGACCGCCGTATTCGAAATGCCGCCTTTGATGGTGTCCGTCTGGCCGTCCTGCCCGGATATTTCCGCGCTCAGTTCGTCGAAGCGCGCCGCCGTGGAAGAATCCAGATCCGTGACAGCCTCAGTCAGCTGCGTAACGCTGGCGGTGTTCTCCTGCGTCTGTGCGGTGAGCTGGTCAACAGCGGTGGCGCGGGCTTCTGTTTCTGTGGCGAGTGCCTGGCGGACGTCCACCAGCCCGGCGGTATTGCCGTCGGTTTTGGCTTCAAGCCGGGTGACGTCAGTAACGCGCGCTTCCGTTTCCGTGGCGATCACTTCCCTCAACTGCTCAAACGCAGCGGAGTTCGCGCCGTTCTGCACCGACTGACGGAACACCACATCAGCGATCGCCATTGAGTTCTGAATAAGGCTTTCTGCTGTCTGGCGGTTAGCGCCGACGGCGGCGGCCAGCTGCTCCGCATTTTCCGCGATAGCGTCAGCCATATCTGCCACGGTCTGGTTACTGGCGACGGCATTCTCGATCATGTCCTTAAAGAGGTCGGTTTCCTTCATTTCCTCCAGGATGGCATCGGTAATGTCGCTGAAATCATCGGTGGGTTTGCCTGACGCTTCCACAAAAGCGGACACGCCAAACGCATTCCGCGTGCGCACGTAGACGTAATAGGTGTGGTCGAATTTGAGACGCTGGATTGTCCACTGATAGCCACGCCCCAGAAACTGGGTCAGGTTTTCAATGTCATCACTAAGCGGTACCGGCGTTTCTCCGGCATACCAGTATTCAAATGATGTGTCAGTGGTGGCAGTGACTGACAAAACCGGTACCAGCGTTGCCTGCAACGGCCCCGGTATCCACTGAACCGATGCTGGTGGACGTGGTGCACCGATGATCAGGCTGACCTGCGTTTCCGCACCCTTCATCCCGTTTTCATTGCGGCCACGCACGCCCAGCGAGTAGTTCCCGGCATTCAGTCCGTAAAATTCATAACGAAACTGATCGGTTTCATACTTCGCCACGACCGCGCCATTTTCCGCGTACACGTAGAGTTCAAAGACCAGTTTTTTTGTGGTGGTGGCCGTTTCCCACGTTGCCGTCACCTGCACGGTTTCGCTGTTGGTGTTCAGGATCCGCAGATTCTCAATATTCGGCACGCGGTACCCGTTGAGGGTATCGTTCGGGATTTCAAACACCGCACCGTCATCAACAACGGCCTGTTTATTCGGATCGTGCTGTGCTGCCGTAATGCTGTAAACCGAGTTATTTTCCGTTTCCGTGATACTGAGGATGCGGAAGAGCCGGGTAGCCACTTCGCTGGTCGAAATAACAAATACGGTGCCAGCGCGGATCCATGCAGGAACCGTTTTTAGCGTGATGACTTTCCCGGCAGCACCAGTGATGGCGTATTTAACCAGCTTACCGTCGCGCCCCATTACAGAAATGGTGTCATCGCCGGATGCCAGTCCGGAGACATCAGCATCAACGGTGATCGTGCGCCCGGACCAGGCAACAATGCGCCCGCCCAGGCGCGTGGCCGCATAATCATTATCCATCAGCTCAACGACATCACCCGGCGTGAAGCCGATGGCATCTCGCGCCATCTGAAACGTAACCCGCTTCGTTTCCCGCTTTGCGGTTTCCAGCAGCCACTTCCCGGCGCGCCATGCCTGCCCGCGCGAAATACAGCCGAACGCCTCCATCGTGGTTTCGTTGTATTCATGTCGGGCAATCAGATCATCATCAGAGACATACTCTTTGACCTGCTCCCAGCCGTTGTCCGGGTCGGTCCAGGACACAATCACAGCGTTATAGCGTTCAGAGCGTTTTGCTGAGCTGTAGGCGAACCTGCCCTCGACTACGTTCGCATTGGTAATAGCGGCGATGGGATCCTGCGGCGCATCAATCAGTACCGTCAGACGCATACCATCCCACAGCGCGATGCCACGGAACATTCCGGCGATTTTGTCGAGGATATCGCGGGCGCTGGCCTGTTCGGTAATGTAGGCATTGAGCGTCAGGCGCGGCTCTTTACCCCCATAGCCGTCATCCACCAGCTGATCGCAATACTGCGAAAGAACATATAAAGCACCATCATCAACATCGATATAACCGGCACGCCGGGCGAGACCGAAGCGGGTATTTTTCGCGATTTCACGAAAGAGCCAGGCAGGGTTATTCGTCCAGGCTTTTTTAAAGCCCCCCACCCACAGCCCGGAGTACGTCCGGGTGATCGGATTGTAATTATCAGGCACATCAACAATTAACCCGCGCAGATGATAGGTGCGCTCCGGCGTGTCGGTGTACTGGTCCCGGTCAATTACCGCCCCGGCAATGGCTGAGAACGGATACGACAAATTATCGTCAGTAATTTCGCTGTAACTGTTCCAGATGGTGCCGTTGGACAGCAAATCACTGGCACTGTCCGGGGTGATGCGGCGAACACGGATATCAAAGGGCTTAATATCCGGAGCATCGATCACATGTGCTTCGAGATATTCGCCGGAGATCTTCCCGCTAATGGTGACAGTCTTTGCGGGGCTGAACGCTCCGCCTGCCGCCCTGGTCTCTATCACCAGCGTGACAGAGGTGTTTTTCTGGTTGCCTTTGGTGTCCTGCTGCACGAGACCGGTGACACCGACGTTAAACCGCACGCGGGTAACATCCCGATCAGTGACGGTACGAACCAGCGGCGTATCGTAGGTCACTTCGGTATTAATAACCGTTGTTGCTTCGATTGCAGAGAAACCGTTAATCGGGCTCTGGAATTCCGAACCGGGACGCCACGCCACACTGATCCCATTTACGCTGACGTTGCCGGAAGCATCAGTGATCGGCGTTTTATTCAGCATAAAAGAAGACAGGTGCGACTGATCTACCGGACCGTAGACTGGCCCCTCACTGATAAGGTCCAGTACGCGGTAGAACTGTTTTGATTTGAGATTATCGTCGAGGAGTTTGGGGGTGGAAGCTTTACCGCCGCCTGAAGACATAACGCCACCTTAGCTTATTGTTTCTGTCCAGTCCTGGTTGTTCGAGGTGTCGATACCGAGGGAAATAACGTTGCTGCCCACCACCATCTCGCCCAGCAGTATGGGAACTGGCCGACCCTGGCCCACCCGGTTCTCAGCGCTGGTGAATGAGTTATTGGTGATGGTGTTGGTTTCCGCAGCCTCCGCAGAGGTTTTGGTTTTCATGTTGCGCGACATGTAGACGGAATAGGCAACGGAAGCTACTGAGACGGCGACAGCAATCCATGCCGCAGCGACAGCAGTAATTGCGCCGTCAACCTCAGGGACAAAGAGGACTGTGGAACCTTCATTCAGATGCCTGTCCAGATGCCAGCGCGCGTTATCTTCTGTAACGTCCTCACCTGCCACACGTATACGGATACGGGAATTCATGAAGTCTTTTTTGAAGTCCGGACACTGCGCCAGCAACAGACGAAGCCCCTGCGCCGGCGTGTCTACATTCATTGAGATCTGGCGGAAATGTCGGCGTAAATGCCCCGCAAATCTAAAGATAAGCACTGTTCATGCCTCCAGAGGGAATGGGTTTGCTTCAGGTAGGCCATGCGGTAATCCTCCCGTCTGCTGAGATGTCCGGCACAGTCGTGATGAAGCACCTTACCGCCTTCAAGCATGATCATGGCGTGGCAGGGGTCCGCACCGGGAAATGGCTGGCGGATAATCACGTCACCAGGCTGCGCCTCACAGGCAGCCACCTGATGGAAACCGTTAGCCGCCATGTTCTTGAGGTAAAGATTCTCGCCGCGCAACCACCAGCCGTCTGTGCGTTCAAAATCAGGCAGATCAATCCCGCACAGGTGATAGGCGTCCCTGAAAAGCGTGTAGCAGTCAGTGATGCCATGCTGAAACCGGCGGCCCAGCAGGTGCGGCACCGGGCGGAATTTACGCAACCGGCCGCCACAGGCAAGCCACCAGGGCAGACCTGTTAAAATCTGTGCCTTACGGTCAGCGCCTGACAGCACCGGAACGGGTGCGGGATGTGAATGGAAAATCGCGGTTATCTCGCCCTCCTCTTCCGCCGCCAGCCAGTCGCTGTCGCTGATGCGGAAATAGTGCGCCGGGTCAGGGTGAACATTGCGGCAGTGGAACAAGCGTGCGCTGTCGATGATCAGCCCGCACACCTCACCCTGCGACGAGTCCGCATAATCCAGACATTCTTGCATCAGGAAACCTTCTGAGAGCCGGGGAAGCTGCTGATTGGCAGCGATTCGGGGCGGGGGAAACGCAGGCGGCAGCCGGAACGGCGGTGAGAGCATTTATCAAGAGACGGGTTACTGGTTGGGTTGTCCCGCTCATCCGCGACAGGTGGCCCGTCGTAATTACACCCGGTACCGCGATAAACCCACTGGCAGACATCGGCCAGAATGGTGCGCGCCGGGACGATGGCATTATCGCAGTCAATGGGCGTCGCCAGTGAGTATGTGACCTGTTCAAACGTCTCTTCGGTCATTTCCTCCACGACATAGCGCGATACAGCTTCTTTCGTCGGATCGGCGTCCGGGTTGCCGCCGGGGAAGTTCACCGCATCGAGGTATTTAACGGGCACCTGCCGTCGGGTGATCACCACACCGAGCATGTCGTCAAAGTCATGGTTGATACCGGTTATCAGGCCCGATACGTTCGCGACCGCCATCATGGGCCGGGCATAAGTGCCTTCATTTTTGCTCTCGAAGCCCTCCACCGCGATCGGGTAAGCCGGGTAAGCCCGTCCGCGCCAGATGACATCGCCGAAATAAGCGTTGGTACCGGAGTGGAAGCGGAGAATATCGCCGCCGTAAGGCTGCAAGTCCACTTCAAAGAGGTCAATGAAAGCGCCGACTCCGGCATCAACGCTTTCGATAATGAGTTCGGCTGGAATATCGCGCACGGGAAAACTCCAATAAAAAAGCCGCCCGGAGGCGGCTACTGTCTGAATATCAGGATGTCGCTGATTTACATCCCTGGGTATGTTAAGTACTCAGCCCGTCCATGTCTTGGGCATGGACGTATCAGCAAAGGAGGGATGGCTGATTACCTCAGGTTAAGGAAAAGAAATGACGCAAATTCGCTATATTGATAATCTTAAATTAACTACTAACTGTAATAATACTGCGGACGTCGCTAATGAAGTTACGGCGCTGAAAATGGCGTTTGGCCTGTTATTCATGAGGCTTCCCGATACAGAGAAAAACAGTCTCTTGATTGAATTAACCCAATTTGACGTTCCGGCATTTCATAAGCTTGCAGATGAGCTTAAACAATTTATGCCGAACTGAAAGCCAGGCCGGCACTCCGGCCTTTATTTGAATTTTTTCCGCATAAAAAATTACAGATTTCCCATCTTTGTCTGCGCCAAAATATGCTTTTTTCATATTTTCTCCCACATTACGGCCTATCGTGTTACTGGTACATATGTTAAGCAGGGATAACCCCAAAATACGGGATACGTTAGTAAACCATCTTGAAGAAACAGGCATGAATCCTGTTAACGCTTCTTCTGCTTCTGCTTTTTATGAACTGGCTGAAATGATACGAGACGTGGGACATATAAACGAATAGAACCATCGGGGTTAATAAAAGTAACCCCGCTTTTGTCTTCACTGACTACAGCAGCCATAATTCTCTCCCGCCTTTCGGCTTATCGTGGTACCTGTTCAAATGTGGCCGTCAGTTCGTACAGCGGCCCGTTCTTTACCATATTCCAGGAACGACAGACAAACAGCGCCCGCACTCCTGTCATGGATGGTGTCCAGTAGAACGACTCAACGGCCATTCGCGCTTTCAGAAAAGCCTCGGCCTGTTTCGCCGCATTAACGCGACACTTACCGTCCACACCCCGGAATACCAGACTGTATTTATCCATCAGCGGGTTAATCCCTTTAACCTGGCGCTGTTCGTAACCGTCGCCGAGTTTGACGACAGCTACGTTCGGTGTGCGATTAACGCTGTAACTCCTTTGCGGCGTCCAGGTGAATGTTTCTGGCATTAGCGTTTAGTCCTCGGTTGCAGCATCCCGTTCGGTCGAGTGCTTTGGTCGCTCATGTGGAATAGCGCGACCCGTTTCATCATCCCTTCAATCTGTTTCATGGTTGCCTGATCGATGCCACCAGTGGTGTTTATTTCGAAGGTGATATTCTGCACCACCCCGCCACCTCCACCCGCCTTATCAGCTGGAATTACCTTCCCTGATCGGTCCGGTATGAACACCTGCTGACCACCAGCCGCCTGGAATATCTCTGACTCACCGCTTTCATTAATCCGGTAGGCATTACCGGCGGAGACGTTGCCGCCGTATCGACGGCCGCCATTCATTGTGGTACTGGCAATGTTCGATAAAAGTGAAGCCCCTGCAGATGCTATCGCAGCATAGTTAGCCATTTTTTCAGCAACAGTTAATTTTGTCGGATCAGCCATAGCCTGCATAATGGCGGTATTCAGGCTAAGTGTGGACTGTGCAACTGCAAATGCTTTGGCAGCCGCAAACATTGCAATATATGCCCCGCTGCTTTTACCTGATGTGTTCTGAATCATTGTCGCCAGACTGTCAAAACCCTGAGACGCAGAACCAAGGATGGATCCGATAGCAGTAGCTTGTGCATTGGCTTCATCAATAGCAATTTTCCTGCGCGCATTTGACGCCTGTTGCTGAATGGCAGTTTTCGCATCCTCATAAATTTGAGCGTTCTGAATATCTAAGGCCTGATATTTGGCGAGGGCGGCTAGTTTCTGCTGCTCTTGCAGGTTGATTTGAGCTGTTGGATCAGTCACCGCACCGGTTAGGGCGTCAGGCATAATTTTCGCTGCAACGATTTCCTGCTCGGCGAATTTTCGCCCTTGCTCAGCCTGCTGACGCTGCTTAACAGCATTAGCAGCATCCCATTCAGCAGCAGCGTATTTCCTTATTTCCTCAATTTGCCCGGCTGTAGCACTTTTATTGAGAGACTGCTCAGCTCTCAGCATTGCCTGTTCACGTGACAAATCCTGCGTTGCCCCGGCAGCAGTCTCTGCGCGTTGCTTATAATCAGCAATTTTCTGAGTGTTGGATTCCATCTGAGTGGCTGAGCTTTTTCCCTGCTGTTCACTCTGCTGCTGAGCTTTGCGCCTTGCTTCTTCCGCTTCCTGTAAGTCGTAATTCTCTGCCGCCAGGCGCTCAGCAGAAGCGATTTGATTAGGATTATCAGTGACTTTAGACGCTGCCATTCTGGCTTTTGCTACTGCCCGCTGACGTTCATCCTGTATTTTCAGAAGTTCGTTCTGCTCTTCAAGATTCAGGATTATTTTATCGCCATCGGTAGTTGGTGGGGCGATCTGCAATGATTTGGGATTGAAGTTCTGACCGGCCTGATTGGCCCGGTTAATTTCATCGGCAGTTTTGCCAAACGCTCTGGCCACAGCTCCTTGCACCTGCTCTAGAGCAGAGCCCTTCTCTATGAGGCGATCATGCACGCCCATCGAGGTGAGCATATTGTTATTAAGAGTAGTCTCCATGCTATCGCGGGCTTGGGCTGTACGAGTCAACCTGTCCTGATTTTCGGCGCGATCGCGCTCTTTCTGGTTTATCAGATTGGTCAACTCTGCTGCTTTCTGGAGTAACCCATTACCTTGCTCTGCTGTCGTGTTGAATTGGCTCCCTTTCTTTATGTAGTCATCACGTTTAGCAGTGAGATCTTCAATCTCATCGGTTGAATCCGCTATGGTTTCCCGTAGCCCTTTCATGGCGATGTTGGCGTCTCCTATAGCTCCTCTAAGCTGGGTGTTGCTCATTGTCTTCATAGAGCTATTGAGCTTGTCCAGACCGTCAGCAAAAGCAATCGCCTCTTCCTTTGCCTGCTTGGCAGTTTGCCACCAGTAAAGCAGCGCTGATGCGGCAATCATTGCCACACCCGCCGGGCCGCCAATCAGTGAGAGAGCACCACGTGCAAGACCAAATCCCACCGATGCAGCACGTGCCGCAGCAGCAGCCCTGGCAGTAGCTGCAGCCTGGGCGGTTTCCGCTTCCACCAGCGCCAGCGAAGCAGCGCGGGCACGTGATTTTGCTGCGTTGAGGTTTTCTAGCGCCGTCATCTCGGCGCTACTGCCGCGAGCGACATTCAGTTCAGCCTGAGCCAGCGCAACGGCTGAGAAAGCCGCTTCTTTGTCAGCAAGGGTTTTTCTCTGCGCTGCGTTAGCAGCAATGAGTAGTGACTGCGCAGACTGGTTCTCAGCCGCCGTCAGTTGACGGGTAGCAGCAATGGATTGTAGTTTGCCGCTGAGAGCATCCTTCAACGATCCGGCGTAGCGGCCAGCCATTACCAGGGCGAATGCTTTAGCGGCCAGTGTTGCGCTGTCGATGTAGCCTGTCATGGCCTCGGAGTTCTCAGCGAAGCTCAGGATCGTATCGGCGGCGGTGATAATATTGTTTGTGAAGCTCTGAATCACTCCGGTCTGGCCTTCCACAGCAACCAGCATTGCCGTTACTGCGGTCCGCATCCTCACACTGGCATCAACCAGGTTGTTGGACATACCAGCCGCGGCAGCCGTATTTGCCTCAAGTGATTGCTTCAGGCCCTCGGTAAGATCCGAAGCTGTAAGTTTACCTGATGCGCCAAGGGCGCGGACTGCCGCAGCTGATTTGCCACTGGCCGCTGCAATATCGTTAATAACTGTCGGAATGGCAGTAGTGATAGATTCCCACTGATCTGCTGAGACCGTTCCGGTATTAATCGCTTTAGTAAAGGCACTAATGGCGGAATCAGCTCGCTCGGCAGAAGCGGCGTTCTTTACGAACGCGTAAGACATAGAGTCCTGAACATCGATCGCCTGTTCAGTGGAGTAGCCCATACTACGCAGGCCATCCGCACTTCGGATGTAAAGTTCCTGCGCTTCAGCCAGTGAGCGATAAGTGCCATTGGCAGTATTAAGCAGTCGTTTCTGAACTCGCTCAAATTCATCCTGGCTGGAGGTGGCCATTTGAACGCGCTCTGCCATCTCCTGATAGCTTTGCACCATGCGGGCCATTTCACGCAATGCAGATACCGCTATAAAAGCTTTCAGGGCAGATGCCAGCTTGCTAAGCCCTGTGTTCAGTCCGTCGGCAGCATCATCCGCTCTCTCAAACCCGCGCTCCATATTATTCGTTATGTCTTCTACCTGTTTATCAGCCTGTAGCAGCGCATGAGTATCAGCTTTGATCTCGTAATAAATGCCGCCAACGTTTTCCATCTACTGTCCTCCGGCCAATGAAAAACCCCGCCGGAGCGAGGTCTTTTTGATTTATTATTTTAACCAAGAATTACTCTTCCTGGATGCGCACGGCGGCACATGGAGTAAAACTTCGTCGGTCAGAAATGTACCCATTCACCTTCCTTGGGTTATAAGCAACTGACATTGATCCCCCATTAAACGAAATTGAATATTCGCCATTTTTGAATGTTGCTTTTTCAGATGGATAATACGATTCCCCCAGCATAACTACAGGTTTGTTGCCAGTTGTGAAACCTACACTTCCCGCCCATCCGCACTGTAGCAGCATAAAAACATGCGTTTCTTCCATGAAGAACTTATTGGCCTCCTCCCCTCCCCATGGGATGCTGGCAATTCGTTGCACCTCTTTATTTACTTCTAATTTTTGCACTTCTTCTCGTGCTTCTAAACTCCCATGCTCAATCGCAGCTTTTTGCGTACAAGCAAAAGGAATTCTCATGCTGCCGGGTTTCCCGCTATAGCCGTGACCTATGACACTGACGCTGTATGAATGCCCACCACACATAACATCAGCTTCTTTTTTGGCTAACTCAGAATGGGGTTGGTTATATATGAAAACTAAATCGCCTACTTTTTCATTTTGAATAACTGGCTGCGTTACACATCCAGCAATAAAAAGCGTCGACAATATTGCCATAATGATTTTCTTCACATCCCTATCCCCATCAGTAAAAGATGAGGATAATCCTATCAGGTGAGCACGACAGCGCAACGGGATGGACGATTTATCGATTTCAGGATGTCAGTTGCTTTAGTCATATGAAACAAAAAACCCGCCGAAGCGGGCCAGGGTCTACTTCAGCTTGGTTTGCGTAATCGAGTACGACTTCACCTTGCCGTTTAAAATTTTTACAACCAGCGTCTTACCATTTCCTTTGCCAAAAGCGTTGGCATGTGTGTAATTCCAGCCGTAAATTTCTTTACCCTCTGCAACAACTGTCCGTGTAGTGGGTTCTCCAAAATATGAAATCAAGTCTGCTTTTGTTGTCACGCCTTCATGTATGTTTTGCACTTTTTTTTCATCAAAGTTGGTGCCAATTGATGAGCACGCAGCCAACAAGATAGCGATAAGCCCTGTTGCAATTTTTTTCACATTCAGCCCTTACGTTTATTTATCCCGTTGCGATAATAAAACAGCGCCCCGGAGACGTTAAGACTTAGATCACTGATTAAAAAGATTTTTGTGATTTTTATGATTAATGCCGCTGCGCATCCATCTCAACCATCCTGTCAGCCCAGTCCATAACCTCGTCGTAGGCTTCTTCCGTCGGGATCCTGTCCTTCTCCTTCACCGGGAACTTCGCATTCATCGCGGCGCGAAAACTGGTCATTGTCATGTTCCAGGCATCCGCCTCGCTCATGCCAAGGTGTGCCACGGCGGTGTAGACGAATGACCGGACATCAAATTTACTGGAATACTCGCTTTTCTGCCCCTTCACCTGCTCCGGGGGCTGGTCACCCATTACACCGTGACGGATCAGATGACGCGCAAGTTCAATGACGTCTGCAACCGGCAGCAGGCCGGGCCGGTATGAGAGTTTCCCTTTGGTTGTGACTGCGTAGGTACCGGTGACCTGGCTGATATTCTCCGCACAGCACGCAGCGACCACGCGGGCAGATGCTGTCGCCATCTCCGCAAAGCAACGTGCCATCACGTCGCGCAAAATGACCGGATCGCTTATCCGGTGCGTCGGGTAGTGCCCGGCGTGCACGGTGACAAACAGCCTGACGATTTCGTCCGGCTCACCCATGTGCGACACAGCCAGAAATGAGGGATTGAGGAATATCCCGCGACCACCAGCTCGGATCACCGCCTGGCCGATATCAGTGATAACCATAAAACCTCAAAGGGGCCGGAGCCCCTGTTATTAAACAGTGATGACCACATTCGCAAAGCCGGACGACACGCTGCTGGCCGTGGAGGATGACACCACGCAGGAATAGGTTCCGTCGTCAGCTTCGGTCACGTTTGCTTTCGTGTACGTCGCAGCTGTCGCACCGCTGATGTCCGCGCCATCTTTCTGCCACTGATAACTCAGCGGGGAATTGCCGGTCGTGGTGGCCGCCACAGTCAGCGTGAGCGTGTCACCCTCTTCCAGCGTGCGGTTCTGCGGCTGGGTTGTGATGGTAATGAGGTCACCCACATCGCGCACATCAACATTACCCGCGCTTGATGCTTCAAGCGACCAGGTCGCCACGTCATCATGCGGCGATTCATCCTGCCAGCTTGTGACAAGGAACGGGCCTTCGGTGATATCCAGCGGTGAAATAATTTTCAGCCAGACATAGGGCTGGTTACTGGTGTCTGCTGGTGGGTTATACACATGCCGCTTCATGGCCTTCTGACCATAAATGGCTTCTTTGCGGCTCACACCGTCACCGGAGAATGACACGTTTTTATACGTGGTGATGTTCTCCTGGGTAAACGCCGCGCTCTGGTCCCCCGTCGCGTCCGCAGTCTCCCATTCCACACCCGTGGTTTTACCGCGCATCATGCCGAGGCGCTTGTACTGATTCGCCGCAGGCTGTACTTCCGGGCAGCTGATCGCGTAATAAACGGCGACAGCAAGCCCCGTGAATGCACCTGATTCACATCCGGCCATAGTTTTTACTCCGTTACTGGGAAATGATGGTTCTGAAGTTTATTTCGAAGGCCACGCGGCCCTCTTGGGTTTTGAAAGCGGGGACCCCGCCAACGGGCTGCATCAGGATGATGCATTCGGTCTGATGCTCCAGGCTCATCGCCCGGCGAATTGCATCGGCGTTGTTTTCCACGGCATCAATACCGGGATCATCCTGTCCGGTCAGCAGGATGATGCGGAAATAGTCGCGGGAAATGGCTTCCTCATCACCTCCGCCGTCGTTCTGCTGGATGATGAGATAGCGCTCGTTCTGAGAGTCCTCATGCTCCAGGAAAAAGCGCTTCTGCACCCGGTAGCCCGTATCAAAGCCGTGCTGCTGGAGCCAGGCACGCAGGGCGTCATAAATCTCGCTGCGGGTCATAGTTTGTATCCTCGCCGGATGGTTGCCCGGATATCGTTCATGCCGTCACGCTCAAAGCCGTTTTTCAGAAAGTCCGGCTCGCCATTCGGATCCCAGTAGTTGCCGTTGCCGTTCGCGCGCGGCTGGCCTTTGAGTGTGCCCGGCGCAGCGTTGACCCGGGCGGCATAGCTGGCGGTGTAACCGACATGCCCGGTCATGCCTTTCGGAATGGGCCGTAACTCACGGAACTGGCTGTTTACCAGCGTGGAGGTGTCCATCGGCGTAATCTGGGCGGCATAGCCGATCCCCACAATCATTACCTCGGTGATCACCCGCTCGGTCACCGGCCCGGCTATCTGCCCGAGCAGCTTCCTGGTGTTCATCTGAACGCTTTTGATGCCTTTTACCGGCATACTTTCCTCCAGTAATATCAGGCCCCGAGGGAGTTGCGGTTAGACGTCAGTATTTTGTAGTCGGGCTCCTCTTCGAAGAACGACATATCCCACATCTTGACCGCCCGGATCACGTCCCCTTTCGCCTTAACCGGATCCGGCTCGCCTGTGGTGTCGCCTATCGCTACATAATCGTTACGCAGCGGTTTACGCACGTCTGCGCCGTTGTGCTTCAGCTCAGTCGAGATAATCAGGTTAGTGGTGAATTCGGTCCCGGCATCATCGATCGCCTCCTCCTGGTTCACCTCCCACGTGCAGTCGATGAGGTAAGGCTGACCAGTCGCCCAGGTGCTGCTCCAGTCGTCATAGGTGCGTGGATAGACAGTGGCAAGGCTGGTATAAACCCAGTTCGCTGTAGCGCTCATGGTTCCTCCCAGCGGAGTACTTCCGGCTTTGTGGCGGCGACCTCACGACAAAAGATGAACCATTCGCCGTTGCTTTTGACGTAGCCGGTCACTCTCCTGCCGCTGTCGGTCAGAACCCAGACTTTCGTAAACGGCTCCGGCAGACGCTGCTTGACGGATATCAGGGCCATCAGCGGCCCCCGTTGCTCATGCATCCGCCTTTGCCGATCCAGATGCCGCCGAACGCTGGCGCAGCAGTCGGATCGGGGGGGATGAGCGCCGTCGCACAGCCGTGCTTGTCCAGCCCGCGCAGGAGGTTAAGTGCGCCTTTCCAGCGATCGGAGAACGACTGGTAGCGGAAAGACCGGGATGCGCCGTTTGGCGCGGTCTGGCTGGACAGATATTTATCACCCTGCCCCAGTCCCATCAGTGCCAGCACGTAAAGCTGGATAAGCATCGCTGTGGCGGCCGGATAATGCAGGCTCAGGCACGTTTCGATGCCGTTTACCTGCTCCACCAGCGCCGCCAGCACGAAATCAGGCAGGGTAATCCCCTGACCGCTGAGGTACTGCTGCGCCTGTTCGGGATTTACCATGGCTGACTCCGGACACAAGAAACCCCGCCTGAGCGGGGCATAAAAAAACCGCCTGAGCGGCGGCTGTTATTCAGCGGGGAAAAGCGCTTCGAGCTCGCCATCCGGCAACAGCTCCGAAAGCTTTTCCGCGCCCAGGGTGCCTTTGAACTCGATATTCAGTTCTTTCAGGCGCTCGGCAATAATCTCCTTACGGGATTTGCCTTCACTGCCGTTATTGCCCGCGCCGGGCGTCGCCGGGTTGAGCGAGCAACCCGCTTCGCCCCGCATCAGGCGGACGTTCGGTTTCAATACCGGGTGGAGACTTTCAAACTCCACCACGTCACCAGCCGTCACGCCGTGCCATGGGCGGATCACTTCGTACTTAGCCATGTGTTCTCCTTAGCCCAGGTTTGCGCCGTAAAGCACACCGGAGTGGCCTTCGTCGTCACGTTTCACCTGCAGGCCTTCTGCAGACATGATCTGGAAGTTGTAGTTGCTCTGCGGCAGCGGGCGCGGGAGCGGAATGACACCAACGGCCATACCCACCAGCGGCGAAACCACATCCTGACGGCGTTCATAGGCGAGGAACTCGTTACCCTTCAGCGCGTAGGTCATGCGGATATCCTTCACCGGCATAAATTTGCGGATGGCATCAAGAACGGTACCGCTTACGATCGCATTTGAGCCGTTACCGACCTCAATGGTGTACGGCTTCGACAGGTTGGCCATGATTTCCGAGCTCAGCCACAACACATCATAGGCCGTGACCTGATTCGCCTGGGCAGTCAGTCCGAACGGACCCGTTGGACCGAAAAAATCCAGCGCCTGAGCGGGCGTGGCTTTGGTCAGATCGATGTTTACACCACCAGCGCCGGATCCAAGATTAATCTTCGCCGTATTGCGGTGGTTACGCATCCCCTGAGACTGATAGTTCTGAACCTTGATAGTTTCGTTACCGTCCAGATAAGCTTTAACGCGACGTTTATGGAACTTACGCATCTTGGCTGCCTGCGAGTCCAGCACGATATCAATACCCGCCGTGTTCAGGCCTGCGGCCAGACGCCAGTTAACGCCGTAGCCAGCGGTGAACACAGGTACCGGGTCGCCGTCACTGTCGTATTCGGTATGATCAAAAGAGTATGGCGGCTGACCGTCCAGACTGACCTGCACATCATCAGCAATATCACCAACCACGCTATAGAGCTTGGCGGTTTTTCCGATGTTCAGAACCTGCATAACGCTCATCAGGTCGTTGACGATCTCCATACCGACTTGCTGATCGCGCAACTGGATAACCTGACGGTCAATTTCAGCCCAGAACTCACGCCCCAGACCATCACCCGCCAGGGCATTGGCCGCCAGCGTTTCGGCATCCATTACGCCGCGGTACTTGTTAACCATAAGCTGGTGGGAGGTGTCCCAGATGTTGCGCTGGGCCCAGAGGGAGTTCCAGTGCTGATGCAGGCGGCGGTTAGTCGTCAGGGTTTCACGGGAAAAATACATGTGCGTATGTCCTTAAATTATGCGCCAGCGGCTGCGGCGGCAGTGCCGGCACGCATACGAACGCGGATGAAATCGGTAGCGCCTGCCGCAATGGTGGCTTCGTCCTGGCTGTAGCCAATCACCGCATCGGTATCGTCAGTGGCCAGCGTAAACTGACCAGCAGCACCGAGCTTGATCGGGCTGTCTTTTTTGTACGCGCCGGGCACACACAACAGCGCCAGTTCGCGCCCCTCCTCCACGTAGTTACCTACAGCGGAATCGCCTTCCGGGACGGCGTCACGAATACCCAGGCCCTGATGGTAGGCGCAGTCGATAATGTAGAGGCGTCCGGTCAGCGCACCAGCCTGTGCGAACTGACCATCAGCGTTGATAATCGCCGCAGTGCCCGGCAACAGGGCAGCGACAGTGGTACGGGTTTCAGTCTTATAAAGCGACTGCCCGTCGATATTTACACGACGATAGCGGGATGCCATGCCGGTCTCCTTTAAAAGTGGGTGACTGTTCAGCCTGCTCGGTTAGGCTGGGAAGTAAGTGGACGGGTCCGGAGCGCCAGTCTGACCCGGCTGCGTTGCGGAGTTGGTGCCCAGCGGTGCGGCAGTACCCAGCTTGCTAAACATCTCTTTCAGTGCCGGACCTGACAGGGCGTTAGCCACGAGCTCACCGTGTACCGCCTGCACAGCGTCACGCATCGTCTTTTCTTCAGCGCGTGAATTAGCGGTGAGGGTTTCGGCAAGCTGCTGGTGGTTGGTCTGAAGGGCTGTGATTTGATCGGTGACCGGCTTCAGTGCATCAGCGAAATTAACAGCCAGGCCCTTGCCGATCTCAGTAATCAGCTCTTGTTTTTCTTCAGTGGTTAAAGGCATGTCGCCCTCCGTTTGATGGTTGGTTGCAGGCTGATCCTGCGGAGTGAAAAGAGATTTAACTTTGTTGGCTACGACGGTAACCCAGGACTCCTGGCGGGCAACCGGCGTTCCGGTGTCGTCGAAGGTGATTTTCCCGCCCTCGGACGTGTAGCCGAACACCTGGGCATTTCCCCCGTTGCGGATGATGACCACCTGGCTGTCGGTGAAGTCGGCAACCCAGGCGTATTCGTTCTCGCCGGGTGCAAACCGGGACTTTGCGGCACGGTCGAGGCGCTGCTCACGCTCACGGTAGGATTCCCCCACCAGCGCGCCGGAGTTGGCTTTTAGTGGCGTGGCAAGGTCAGCGTTGACCATAAGGCCAACACCTTTCTCAGGTCCCGCTGCGGGCAGTTCATGAAGCAGAATGGCGTCATGGTCGATGGCGTGGATTTTCACCACCCACTTCGCGCCCTGTTCCTGCAGGTCTTTGGGTGCCGGGGTGCGCTCGCGAAATACGGCGACGCTGGACCAGATAGGATCGGTCGTTTCGCCCTTCTCAATGGCTTCAATGCGCTGCAGCAGCTCCACGCCGCCTGGGGATTCCATGGCTTTGTTCACGTCGATCCACTTTTCCGCATAAACGCGGTTCCCCTGCAGGCTGACGTTGCGGTTCCACGCACCTATAAAGCCCACGTTCAGCCCCTCAGGGGAAAAAGCAGAGACGAACTGACCATCCACCATCGGATGACCCAGCGGAGCCAGCGTGCCCTCCAGGGTCCGGTAGTTCGCGCTGATCTCCGCCTCCGGATAGAACTCCTCGTTCATGATGACGTTGGCTGGCAGGGTGTAACTCGGGATCACCACGTGCTCACGGTCGTTATAGGTCTCGCGGCGAATGGCTTTGTTATCGACTTTATGGTTGATATGAATCTGAGAGGGCATGCTGATTTCTCGCTGTTATGCGGCGTGTTGGTGACCGCAGCCGCAATCTAAGTGGTTGGCGACAAGACCGGCTTTCTGCGCCTTCTCCAGCCGCTTCTTCGCCATGTCGATGACGTTCGGATTTAACGGCGTGCCGTCAGCATCCACCAACACCGCGACCTGCGTGCATTTGCAGTTGATGGCGTTGCCGTCAACGCTGTACCAGTCCCGCACCTCCTCGGTGGTGTAAAGGTGCGCGTGACGCAGCGCATGTTTACGCCGCGTCGTCGGGCTCAGCGCGGAGAGGTGCATCTGCCGCGTCATGATGCCGTACTGGGCCTCGGCCTCGTCTGACTCATCCCAGCGGGCGCGACGCAGCGCCGTGGTGATTTCCGTGCGGGCGATGCGCTTTGCCCGGCTGATTTCAATCCCTGTCTGTTCGGTGAGCCGCTTCGCGATATCACGGGGGTTCTGCCCGCGACCCATGCCATCGGTGAGCACCCGCGCCATGTCCGACTTGATCCGCGCGCTGAGGTTTTTCATTTCCTCAAAGACGCGGGTGCGCACCAGCAGCAGGCGGCGCTGATACGGCTCGCTCAGCAGCAGTTGCTGTAGGTTCTCTCGTCCGGCGGCATACACCGCAGACTGCTGCGAGAGATTAGCGAATTCCTGCGCCGTGCCACGCTGGTACGCCTGATTCACGTAATCGCGCCAGTACCAGAAGTTCGTTTCATTGCCGCCATAGAGGATCTCGTCCACAAGCGCGGAAGCGTTTTCCAGCAGCATCGAAAGCAGCGAGGTGTCCAGGTCGAAGGTGTAGCGAAGGTTTACGGCGGGTGATGCAGGTATGCGGTCGAGAATGCCCTGATAAGCTTTTGCGATACGTTTTATTCGCCTCCCGAACTCGTTTATCGCGCCGCGTTCGAGGCGGTCAGCGCCTGTGGGATCGTTAAGATTTCCCGGCAGAATCGGAGGTTTCGTTTTCCTCGTCTTCATCGTCCTCCTCCAGCGGTTCAGGTGAGCCTTCGTGCCCAGCGGCCACACGGATTTCCTCGCCTGTAAATGGCTGCTCGCCAGTGGCAATGGAAGCGCTATTGATGTCGGCCATCAGTTTGGCGGAAGCCAGTTTCTCGGCGTCGGTGCTGGCGTTCAGATCATCCCAGATAACCGTTTTCTGCGGTACCGCATCGAGAATACCCAGTGCCACCAGCTTGTCGCACAGGTCTTCAATGTCGAACGACAGATCGCCGCGCCGGGACTGGCAGCGCGCATTAAAGTAACGCTGGTCCTCGGTGCTGGCCCGCTCACCGGTCTGCATACCGACGAGGATTTTGGTTGGGATATCCAGCGCGGCGGCGGCCGTCTGCAGGTTTACGTTATAGGTTGGCCCGGGGTCAGCGACAGCGGACACCAGCGGCGTCACCGTTGCGCCCTGGGTAGTCAGCAGTGCATCGTTGCCACGGTTAACCTCCACCGCTGCTTCGTTGAACTTCTCCTGAAGCTCAGTGACATCCACGTTGTACATCGAGGCCAGGTTACTGAAGTCGATCTCTTTATCGAAGTTAATATTCAGCTGGCGCGCAGCATTCTTCAGGAAGGATTCACCGGAACCGCCTTCCACTTTCTCCAGGCTGACGAAGGGGTTATAGGCAGGCTCCAGAAAGCCGATAGCATCGGTGGAGTAATCACCCAGAATGAACACGCGCTCAGGGTGCACATCCACGCGCCGGGTGCTGCCGTTCGGTAGCCTCTCCACGTACTGCCACATCTTCGGCTGCCCGTAGGTGCGCGAGTTCAGACCGGTATCCCATTCCAGGGGCACAAGTGCTCCCGCCCATGCCACCGTAATCTTTTCCAGCCCCTTACCTCTGGTGACGGGCAGGTTCCAGTCTTTACCGTCGCGAATATGCAGCAGAATGCCAGAGTAGCGGCCCACCAGCCGCCGCAGGTCAGCCTCAGCAAATGCACGCCAGAAGCGATGGGTAAAAATGCCTTTTACCCTGCGCTCCCAGTCAGTCACCTTGCGGGTTTCGTCCGCCTTTTCACCCTCAATAATCTCCGGGTTACTGAGCCAGCATGTGCCGGTAATTTTACGCACCGCGCCGTGTGCGATGCCACCGCGCCGGTACAGCCTGTAGAGGTCGTCAAAGGTCAAATCCTCTTTGAATCCGTATTCGCACCATGCCGAATTGCGTTTGGCATCCAGCCCCATAGTCGGGTTAGCCGCCAGCATACGGGCGCGCGCAAACCTGGCATCAGCCAACGCATGGTTGACGGCCAGTTGAAGGTTATTGTTCATGCCAGGGTCCGTTTGGTGTTTTAACGCCCTTGTAGGCGCTTAGGAATCATCATGCCCATCGGCTGCGCGCCGCCGAGCTCTGTAAGTGCGTACACCGCCGAGTCGAGACGGTCAGGCGACTTTTTGGCAGTGGCCGGCACGTACTCCATTAGCTGATTCTCCAGTACATAGAGGTTGCCGTTGTGCGCAACGCGGCCCTGCTCATAGAGCGCAGATATCGGTTCGGCTCGGGCATATTTCCCTTTGCTGGCATGCACGCGAATGATGCGACCTTTGTACCCGGCGTTACGCAGCGTTTCCTCAGCCATATCGCCGCCCTGATTCGTTTCGATAACGATCGCATCGGCTTCGTGTTCTTCGTAAGCCCACATGGCCTTTTTGGCCCAGCCAGCCGGTGAATACTTGCCGCTGTAGTCTCCATCGACAGAGAACTGCTTTTTATCACCAGCACCATAGGCGCTCGCGGCCACTATGCCGGATTCATCACTTTCATCGCTGTTGGTTGCCTGTGGGTCGATAGCCACCACCGAGCGAACCTTATCGAAACGGATCTGCAGGTCGCGGGCGGCGCTGATCATCGCCTCATTCCACAGCGCACCCTCGGCGTTGAAACGTCGTGGCTTCTGCATGTACTGCGCCTCAGCGGTACGCCGGTGCGAGAACAGGGAAAGGCGGTGAGTCTCGTTGTGCTTGAAGGGCCAGAGCCAGCCATCAGGCAGACCGTGGTCAACCGGGATAGCGTGGGTGTTTTCCGGGTACTGCGCCGAATATGCCTGGCTGTTGTCGATCAGAACCGGCAGATTCAGGTGATGCCACTTTTCGCCGGAACCGCCGCGCAGCAGGTAGCCGCTCAGGTCTTGATAGTGGATGCGCTGCATAATCACTATCATCGGCGTCGTTTCGATCGCCAGACGTGACTTGATGGTTTCGTTAAAGCGGTTGTTCACGCCGTCGCGTACGATCTCACTATAGGCATCATCGGGTTTAACCGGGTCATCGATGATCAGCGCGCCTTGCCAGCCTGGCTCCATGTGCCCGGCACGGAAGCCGGTAACCTGTCCGGCTGCCGAACTGGCATACACCCCGCCACCGAATTCGTTCCACCACATCGCCTTACTGTCGGCATCATCGCGCAGCGACATGGGCCACATAGCCTGATAGGCCTGCGATTTGATCATGCCGCGTGCGGTCGAGGAGTTAAGCAGTGCCAGCTGGTGGGAGTAAGACAGGTGCATGAAGCGGGCACGCTGGTTAAGCGCCAGCCCCCGCCCCATCATGTTGATTGTCGCTAATTCTGTTTTGGTATATCCGGGTGGAACGTTGATGATCAGACGCTGTATTTCGCCATCTATCACTCTGTCCAGCGTCTGCTGAATTACCCGGTGATGCGGCGCGACGATCATCTTGCCGCCGGTACGCTGCTTGAAGAAGTAGCGTGCGTAATACAGCCCGTCCTCCACGCATTCCACACGGCGGGCGAAAAGCTTTTGCTCAGCAGTCGTCATCCTCCAGCATCTCCCGCCGCGCAGCTTTGTAATCATCTTTGTTCATGGTGACTGTTTCGATGGCTCCCCCGTTCGGCCCTGAATGTTCGAACTTGTGCTTATTGGTGTAGGCGTCGCCTACTTCTTTGGCGGCCTGCTCAATCAGTTGGGAGGCAAGCGCGAAGTTTTTCATTCCCTCGGTTTGCATCGCCATTCTGTTCAATGCACGAAGCCTGTACGCCTTATTTGCGATCGGAATTTCGGAAACCTCATTCAAAAAGCGATCGCGAATGGCATGGAACAGGTCGCTCCATTTTTTTGCCAGTGTCTTGCCGCTGACCTTTGTAGGGTCATGAGACTCCACTTGCTGGCGGGTAATCTTTAAGCCGAATTCTTTCTGGACAGCCTCGACCACCTGAGTGGGAGTATCGAAGCATGCAACAGACTGAATGATGAAGGCCTTCACGTCAGGTTTAAGTGCAGCCATAAATCACCATCCGTCCTATACAGTCCAATATTCAGGCCAGTTTTAGCAGGCACGTTCCGCATGCACGGGCAATATCCAGATGTGCTACCTCCGCAGGCCTGTTCGCAGCATCTACCAGCTGCTGAACATCGCGACTGGCTCCATAGCGCCGGACGACACCGACAAACTCCTCCACATCGTGGCCGCGAAGCTTCAGCTTCGGCTGCCCTTCACGTGTGAACTTCGGTGCGCCGAATTCATCCGTCTCCTGGGCGATGTGGTACAGCTCGTGCTCCACCAGCGCGCAGAACTCCAGATCGGAACACTGAGCGCAGTAGTCAGCAGCCAGGGTGATGATGAAATCCGGAATGCGACCGAACCACTCATACATCTGCTGCTCCATTCGGGCTTTTTGCCATCCGCCGGCACGCATCATTACCTCTTCCGCCTGGCCTAATACCGTGCGTCCCTTCTTCGCGAATGCATTCGATGCCCACAGGAAACACAAATCAGCTTCAATCAGGTGAGCATGGTCAGGATTATGCAGATTGCCGTGTTCGCTCAAAATTTCGGTATGCAGCCATTCGTGAACACCGTAAGCGGGGATAAGGCGGATGTATGGTTTGACATCAGAGTTGTCAACAATTAGATGTGGCGGATATGGGCGCTGCTTTGAGTCGTTTTGCATAATTGCTCCATATAGCCATTACGGTGCCCACCAACGGAAGGGGTTGGGATGGCAATAAAAAGCCCCGCGTTTGCGAGGCTTTGTATGGCAACTGTAAATTGCCCATATAAGGTTTGTTATACATGCCTGATGACTACAGAAATCTTTTTGCAGCTTCCAGCAATTCTTCTGATGTAATTTCTCTGTCTGAAGCAGCATACACTGTCTGTCTGTCACCTGTTAATGAAGGGAAACCAGCGGACATTACCCTGAGGTGTGCCTCTTCTCCATTAGGATACATGCGACGAATAATTGTCACACTACGCATAACGGATAGCACTGAAACCGGTTCGGCATTAAAGAAAATAAGCACCTTTTTCATACATCCTTCCACTCACTGTAATTGCCGAAGAATGACATTATCACAGGCACTCAGTGAATGCCTGCTGTAATGCCTTAGCAATCGTCAGCGGACTTGGCTATTACCTGACATACATACTTTCTGCATTCCGGCTTTAGCCATTGCATTCCAGCGAGGATCCAGTCTCGTTTGCGATGCCTAGCAGATTCAATGGCGGCTTAAATCTTTAAAGCGGTTCACCACTTAGATATCGCCAGCCACTAAAGTGCGGTAGCCCGTTACAGTGCTGTCATTCTGTGGTTTTGCTTCATTCAGAATTTCCCTGTTGGTTGGTGATACACGTGCGATACGCATAAAAAGACCATCAGCCGATGCCATTTTCTTTTAATGAATTAATAAAAAAGGTTTTCTCATCTGAATGTCACAGCATCTTTGCGAAGTGCAACCCCCGCACAGCTTGCCCCATCTTAAAAAGGCATAACTGAACAATAAGTGAGCAATTAAAAATCAGGAGGGATACAATGAATGCCCACACATTTACAAGGTAAATTTTATGACTATTTTCGATGACCTCAGGATGTACATGGATAAGCCTGTCAAAGTTAATTGTCCACACTGCACTCACGTAATGGAACAAAGAAGCAGCAAAATCCGTAAGAACATTACCTGCATTTGCCCAAAATGTGGGCACTTCTTTCTCCCCGAAGAACGGTAAGCACCCTTAAATCCCTCCCGTGGGATTTTAAACGGCTTCATCAGGTTATGCGTTGTTGTAGCTTATACCTTCCTCTTTCACAGTTTGGAGTACCAAAACTTGTCATACGCCAGCGGACTCAGAAAGTTCAAGGAGCGCCCCGTACATGTCACATGCCCCAGGTGCTCTCAGATTGCAGATCAAAAAGCAGGTAAAATGCGTAAAGATTTATCTCTGGAATGTCCGTATTGCGGTCTGGATTTCTTGCCTTCTGAATGTAGGTGTATTGGAGGATAAGCCGCACTTTCTTCAGGAAAAATTATTCACCAGAATACTTTGAGAAAGAAAACGATTATGAAAAATACTACAGACGTAATGCTCACATGTGACATTGTTGAGAGCCGGCTTCAGGGAGAAGCCTCACATCCGATTTGCATTCACCGGGTCGCTTTCAATAATGGTCGATTCGCATTAATTCGTAGCGCGAGTAATATTTGTTTTGTAACAGGCTCAGTTCTTAAACGCAGCAGTCACGGCTGGTCTTTAGACAAAAAACCACAAAAACTGCTGCCTTTTGAGTACATCAGTGAGCAAGAGTCGAAACGAAGATTCAAAGAAGATTAGTTATATATCTTTTTTAATCTCAACTTTTGCCTCTTTAAAAAAATATTTTTTAAAGTTTGAGCCAGGTACAGACACATACTCTGTAAAAAACCGCCCTCAGGCGGTTAATATTAGTGAAGCTATCTGAACGGCTTGTCAAAGTCGTCCGGTATTCCTGGGTTATCTGGCGTTTTAGGGTCCGAAAAATCTGGGTCAGTATCACCCGGTAGTGGATCATCTACTGGTACAGGATCGACCATATCTGGGCGTTCAGTCATAATTCCTCCGGCGAACATAATGTTGGATGTCAGGCTGAGCAGCTATTTTTTACTTTTTTGCTGATTTTTGTCGTTGTCTTTCGGACTGTTATCAGGTTTTTTGGGCGCGTCTTTACTAACGTTCAAAGAATGGTTTTTCATGGGGTGTTCCCGTATTTTTAAGCAGCAGTTTTACTGCTTAATAAGTATAGGTCTGCAAGTTCAATAAGCTATACGGAGCGGTATGAAAGATTAAATACACCGCTTCCGCTTGTTACGTCAGCGTAACAGACCATACTGAGTGTTCTACCAACGCAGGGGTAGAACAAAGTCACTTAAATCGGTTATTCAGAAATTATAAAATTGAAGCACAATGAACCACTCTGACCAGCCCTCTTTACGAAGGGCTTTTTCTATTTCAGGCACTGCTCGCGGACATACGCCTGCAGGCCGGTTAACTGACTGGTGATGGTTTCGATTCGTCGCCGGAGGATGTAATAATCCCGTTCAGCGGGGTAAGTAATTATGGAGTTGGGTATATCGTTTACACCACCATCACCGAGTTATCTCCAGGCTTGAAGTAAATCCCCAATGCAGCAACCCTCGTCAGATTTATCCCAAATGATAGAAATATAAGGTGGGCTAAACCCCTTAATGAACTGTGCGATTTATAATCTGACCTTTACACAACAGGAAGTTTAAGCTCATGAAAATACACATTGTTACGCTAGCGGCTAGCGCAATATTTCTGCAGGGATGTTCAGCTTTTGATAAGCATCACGGTATCGACTGGGGTGACAGGGCATGCCCGGCTCCCGCAGCAAACGAAGTCCATAACGGTAACCTTAAAATTGAGGACGGCAAAACTCTCAAATGCCAGATAAGGCCTTACGTCAGTAATATGGCTTGTCAGGGCATAACTGACAGGATAAATAGTGACGGGGTGATATGCCAGAATGGCTTGGGTAACAGCATATTATTCATATTCGATGATAAAGGTGTGCTTAAAAGTCATGACAGAGTTTAATCAGATTCTCAGTCTGAGCCTGTAAGGTATGCCACATTACAATCCTCCATTCTAACTGCAATGAAGGATTTTTATTTTAAGCACTGCTTATGCACATATATCTGCATACCGTCAATCGTCTTACGACTGGTTTCTACTCGACCTTCGGGTATGAAACGCCTCTGGGTTGCTCTTCTTGAATTAAAAAAGTAGTTGTTAAGACCCGCATCATTCCAGTCCCCTTCTGATAGCAGGATTTTTTGGCAGGGCATCATTTTGCGTTTTACTTCTTTCCTAAAATTTTTTATTTCAGGCATTGCGTGTTGATGTATTCCTGAAGCACTCTCAGCGCTGACTGGTCCTGGCTGATACCGGCCCGGATACCGAGAACGTTTCGTCCAGCAACGTCAGAGAGTTCGACGGTGGCATCATTGCCCACGCCGGAGGTGCTGGCGGATTCGGTTGAGGAAGGCACTGGACAGCGGCCTTTGACGAGCACCCGACCACCATTATCAAGCTTGCGCTGCAGAGCGTCATTTTCAACTTTTGCATCGGCTAACTCCTTCGTGTATTTAGCATCGAGCGCAGCCACATCACGCTGGCGCGTCTGCATGTCGTTGATGGTGTCGTTCGCCAGATTAAGGTTATGCTCGGCGGTATCAGCGCGGTACTGTTCGTCAGCAGCTTTCCCGTGGTACCAGAATGCCAGTGCGCCGAGGACGGCCATCACCACCAGCAGCAGAACCGGTTTCCAGTCAAATTTCATATTTATTCTCCGCCAGGCACATAGAACGCTCCATCTCGCGCCGGTTCTGCAGGCCCTTCCACTTCATGCCGCCAGCAAAAACCCAGCGGCGCATCTCTTCGCAGGCTCCGTCATGATCGCCTTTGTTCAGCTTGCGCAGCAGCGTGGATTTAGAGAACGCATCAGAGCCGACGTTAAACACGAAGCTGTAGAGTGCCGCGCGCTGGTATTCGTTCAGTGGGACTTTGACCAGACTATCGACCGTTTTCTTGGCTGGCTGGAGGTCTTTCCACAGAAGGTTGTCGCACTCGCGATCGGTATAGGTCTTACCTTTCACGATATCCCGGCCAGTGTGACCATCGCAGACGGTCCACACTCCGGCCACGTCTTTGTATGCTTCGTACTTCCGCCCCTCGACGCCATCCTGACCGCCGAGAAAGAGAGAAGCAATCAGCATTGCTCCCCCACCAGCGGCGGCAATGAGTTTTTTACGCAGGCTGAGGGTCATCGGCATATCATTCATCTCCCACTTTTACCGTCGGACCGTATTTTTCCAGCGCCTTTACCTGCGCGTTGGCGACCTTGCGTTTGAAGTACCAGTTAATAAGCCCGGTAATGATGATGCCCGCGATACCAGCCAGCACGCCGACGGCACTCCACTCATCGGGACTTAGTTTTGTCAGAACACCGTTCAGGATTGTGCCGCCGGAAGTGCCAAGTGCGACACCGGTTACGAGTTTGCTCATATTGGACATATCTCTCACCTCCGCTTTGGGAAGTGCTGTGTGTGATAGGCGGGATGTCGCGTTGTGCTTAGCTTAAAAGCATTGCGAAGATGCATCCGGATCTAAAGTAAAAATCGCTCCCGGCGGGAATGAAGAAAGACGTATATGCTTAAACGAGTAGATTAATGATGTGGGAAAGGTGTCATGCTTAGTTTTTCATTCAGTGAATTCGCCAAGACAAATGTATACAAGGTCATTGACAGCGCTGTCTTTGACATCATCCGGTCAGGCGCAGTAGATCACATAAATAAAAAGATGCTAATTCAGTATATTACTCGCAGGTATCTCTATATTTACGAGACCAGCTCTTCAGTTGAAGAAACGCTGATTTATGAATCAGCATTGAGGATATTAATGAACTCGCCGGATTAATTAAAAGTGTCTTGATTGATAGCACTCTGAAATAGACCGCCATGAAGCGACCTTTTGCACAGTGTTATTTTTTTATTTGAACGGCCAGAAGCAGGAAATCAACAGCATGGAAAAGATATGAAAAGGCCCCCACCGGGAGTCCAGTAAAGCATTTGGTTTAAAGCGGTGGTATCAAGGGACCTTCTAACACCTCGACCTCGTTGTTGTTGCAGATGTCACAGCCACGTGTCAAATACCAGACACCCTTAACTATCTTGCCGGAGAGCATGTCTTCCACTTGTTCATTTTGAAAATAAGCAACCTGAACGACATTGACATGACGTATCCAGTAGAAGCCTTCTCTCATATTTTTATCTCCTCTTGCCTGTAAGTCCCCATCCAAATCCATTTGCCGGGTTTAAGGGTAAACATAAGTCATAATCTGGGCCAGGACAGACAATGAAAGTAAGAACGTATAAAAAACTATAACGATCCGCCATCAAGGACTCGAATCCCGAACCACAGAGGTAGAAGCTCCGTGCCCTCTCCCGCTGAGCTAATGGCGGATAAAAAAAGACCAGCGTTCAGAGAGGCTGGCCTCAGGTAAAGGGTTGTCGACACCCCGAGCTTTACAGCTCACCCTGAATCGTTATCAAGAGAGTCAATCCATTCCTTAAAAAGGATAGCCCAGGAAAAAATCAACCTTAAACTAAATTTAATTAAATTTTTGGAAAACAGGCTGGATCACATTTGGCCGGGAAGACTGGCTCGCCTGCCATGAAGGTTTGTCGGGATAAAAAAAGACCTGCTCGGATAAACAGGTCTCAAATCAGGTAGAGCGTTTCTGGTGCCGGGTGCCTCCCGGTGAGACGCTGGCTGGCTTCATCGTCCCGCATGTATATATTCAACATCAATAGCCAGTATTGCCCCTCCGCACAGGGGGATTCACCACGCTGTTATTGGAATATGGACTGTCAAAGAATGCACTTTGAGCATAGCCCTGCCAACCCGGTATGCAATACAACTTAAAAGTGACTTTTCAGAACTGGGAAGTCCATCAAAAAAGCGTTGTTTTGTTATTTTCAACAGAGTCAGGAGCAACACAACAACATCGATTATCACAATTACTCACGCCTGAAAGGCCCTGTGGTTGAAGTACGCCGGGCGTGGACGGATATGAAAAACCCGGCATAAGCCAGGGCCTGGTGATACTTGCCACATTCAGCAGTGGCTGCTCCGGTTTCCCGGCTCGTTTTATAGGCTGACTTGTGCGCTAATGGGATGCCACCCCAAACTCAGTGATGTGTATTACTTCCTTTCCCTCACTACGTCGCCGTGGGAACCCGACCGGATTAACGCCGTCGTCACGCTGCCTGAGCTAAATCAGGCATCCATGGGCGGTCTTACCGCTTTGCTACTTCATGCCTGTGCTCCTGATAAAAAAAGCCCGTCGTAGCGAGCCCATAATTCCTTCTCTAAATAAAATCCGAGCGCTGCCGATAACACATTTTTGCCCTCAATTCTGAACGGAAAGAGGCTAGTCAAAAAGCAAGGAAATTCATTGATGTGCAACAAATCAAAGGTCGCAGGCGCACTCTTTTTAGCTATAACTTCATTTTCCACATACGCAGTGGAAAAAGTCGCTGGATGGACTTTTTTGGCAAGTATCGGCGGTTCTGATTACTATTCAAAAGATGGCTCATTAAGGGAATCAAAAGGCGTTCGCTCTATAATATTTCAAGACGTTCCATCCACCAAAAGTGGGGATGCTAAAGTCTTATACGGTCGTTTCACCATCCCCTTACAAGCTTGTAAAGACGAAATTGGCCAGATAACAATATATGAGTTGAGTGGGAAGGTTGCTGGAAAATACGATTACGTTAAGGGTGGTTCAAATGTGGCTGCTTATATAGCCGATATGATCTGCTTAGGTACACGAATGAAAGAAAAGTAAAAAACCCGCTCAGTGGCGGGTTTCTGTAAATTCAGGTCTTGAAGATCGCTTGCGATACAGCTTTGCGAAGCATATACACATTTAGACTTTTTCTGGCTCACTTTGCAAGTTAAATCTTTCACTATTTGTTTCGAATGCGTCACACATTGGCCTGTACAGCATCGATTCTGCCAGACTTATCCATGCATCAACTCGGCGGCGACAGGTCATCACACTTAATTCCGGGTGTGTTTCATGCAGTTCTTCCGCCATGCAGCGAAGGCTCATTTTATTCTGATAGCGCTTTTCCAGGAGACGCAATAAAGGCCTGTTCTCTATAAATACGCCCGCAATTACCCGGTCCATTATCAGGCCTTCATCATCAGTACAGAATACCAGGTTGCTGTGCTGCTTATGCTGGAGCATATCATTAACCCAGGCTTCCAGTTCTGCCGAGGAGCAACCTCTTTTCCGCAGAGACTTAAGCGCCTTGCTCAGGTCATCCTGAGTTATCACATATTTACCCAGCAGCTTTTTAAACATATCGCTGGCTGTGGGATTCATGTTTATTGCTGACCAGCGCCCCCACATGCGTAGTTTGCCCTGGATCCAGACGCTCTCCAGCGTGCGCAGGCGTACCTGCTCCCCTGCCTTACCTACTTCTGACGGGTGAATCATGCCTCTGCCCCTTTCTCTGTTTTGATAATAATTTGCCCTTTCTCACCCCAGATCTTCGTAACCCGGCCGTCCCAGATTCGACTGTCGTCATCGAAGATTGCATCCAGCAGCGCCTTCTCCAGGTTGTCCTTGTCTGGCTTCTGTTGGTGAGGTTGCCCGACATGCTCAGCGCGCTTCTTCCTGCTCCAGCTGGCAGGCATCGGAATTACGAACGTAATGTGATAGCCAGACTCGGGCAGCCCGATGCCCAGCAGCCGCACCTGCGCTTTGAAGGCCCAATAAGCGGCCGTCGCAGGGCGTTTATGCCAGCGATCTCGCTGTGTCATACGGGGTTTGCCAATCGGCGTAATGTCATAGATTTTCATGCGGGCACCACCAGCCCGCGGCGGGCGATTTGTATAAGAGTTAGTACAATGGCGCGGTCCATGAGCTGCCGGCGCTCATCGCGGCTCAGGTTCTTCCCGTTATCAACCTCAGAATGGCAGGTGACGCAGATAGCAGCGGTAGCGCAATCGTCTGTTTTCATCCCGATCCCTTTCCCTTCATTGCGATGAGCAACCTGTACGCCCCAAGCGCCACACAGGACGCACTGCTCTATCTGGCCAACAGCGGCGAGCCACTTCTTATTTCGATAGATAGCCATGCTCACCCCCACGCCTTGCTTTGCCAGACCCGGCTCGTGCGCGGCGGGTTATTGCCTTCAGGCAGGCGGGCGCTGACGGTCCAGGTGATATAATCGGGGTTCAGGCTACGCTCGACCTTCACGCCACGCGCACGGTATGTAGCCACCAGATCTTCAGCCTGTTGGGTGGTGCAGTCGGTGTGATGGAACCAGGTCTCTTTCATCGACTCAGCTCCCGAAGCTCATTAGCTGCGCAGCGGCGTTCTCGGCCTCCGCCTGGCTGCGGAATGCGCGGGAGAGGATCCAGCGCCAGAGCACATCGAGCGCTGCGCGGTAGAGCTGCTGAAACTCGGTTTCGTCCATATTGGCAAACGCGATGCTGCGGGGGTGCTTGCGGAGTGTGCCGTCAGGCAGCTGGATGGCGTCATAGTGGCCCGCTTCAACGATCACCCATGAGCGATAAGCATCAAACGATTTGCAGATGCTGATGCTACCGGCGCGGCGGTCAGCGATACGTGCAAGATACTGCTCAGCGGCATCCATTAACGCGGGTTCGCTGCCGCCGAACGTTGCGAGGTATTTTGCATACCCTGTCACCAACTTTCGCTCGTTGGAAGAGATCGCCCCGCCGGTAGGTTCCCAGTATTCGAAACCGAGATTTAGCAGCGCGAAAAATTTACGATGGAAAGCCGGGTTGCGAAGCTGGCGGAACTCTGCTTCAAGTACTGCGCCGAGCTTGCATTTTGAATGCAGAAAGTCACTGGTCTCCGGCGTGGCGGGGATCAGGATTCCTGAGGATTGCTTGATGAGTTGTAACTGCGCCATGGACGTTCTCTCCGTGGCGCATCGTTATCAGGTTATCGGGTGTTCAGGCCGATTCAAACATTATGCTATTCAGGCATTAAAAAGGTCAATTGCTGGCTGATAACTCCCTGACGATCTCGACCAGTGTTTCGCGTGATATGACACGTTCATCCTTCTGGAGGCGCTTGTGGCTTATGTCGAAACCAGCAGAATTCAACAGTACGCGATCCCCTGGTCGGAGTTTAAACGAACACGCAGCAGCGCCATCGGAACGCCTCACGAGATCGTAGTATTCACCTCCATCAGAACATACCTCAGCCACATAAACCCCCTTCTTTGCTTTCAACAAATACACTCTCCCGGCGGGGAGAAATCATCTTCATTGAACCAAAATATCAAATCGCGCAAATTTCCTAATAGGTTCGCCGGAAGAAAAATAAAATTTTACCAGAGTGCTTCAATCACTAATCAAATACTGTATAAATAAACAGTACACTTAATAATGAGAATGATCAACTTGTTAAGAGTACAAAATGCTTAGCGACAGCTTCTACACTTGCTCATTAACTCATTGAATTAAAAAGCCACATTGAATGTAGCTTATATTTTATTAATATGGACAGAGTCGGTTTAGCGGATGCATGGCGGCTATTCAGAGTATTTCAGGAGAATCGCCTGTTCTTGTTTTCAGTTGCCTAAGTTGCTCCACAGGGCCACTTACACATTCTATGAGCTCGAACTCATCTGGCTTCATCCAGGCAGCTTGAGAAGTCATTCCTTTTCCGTTAATACGGTGAAAATCCCAACTACCGTTCGCGTTATGTCTTAGCCTGTCGAGTTCAATACTTGCTATTCGAGGTGGGACATTTTCATTATTTGGTACCGGAATAAAGGTTGCATAACCTTTACACTGAACAGGTACTTCGCTTTTCGCACATCCAACTAAAGTTAAAACGCCTAATAAAATCATCAAATTTTTCACTAGTTTTGTCCTTAAAGATTAATTACTTCATCCTAATCTTAAAATTTTACTGCTAACTTACACTTTAAATTTGAATGCTAAAATCACTGTTCTCCGCGTAGCGTGGATCTGGATTCCTGATGAATGCTTGATAAGTTGTAGTTGCTGCGCCATATGTCATCATACAGCGCGAGCACCCGGTTGTAAGTTGTTCAGCTTACATTGGCATCATGAACAGGTGATATTGGAAAATCAACGAAGTAGTGTGTTTATCAAAGCGATTTAAATCCGGATTTTCCGTTGGCGGCACGCCATTCTTTTACGGCATTGACAATGCCTCTGACTGAACTGTCAGCATTCGGTTGTGGGAAATAAATCAAGTCATGCCCATCAGGATGTTCTGTCAGCTGATTAAACTGATATACCGCCTCACTGTGTTCTCGATCCGTTGCGAAGTCCGCTGATATAATTTTGCTAACCACTGCGGCAAATTCCTCTTCTGTATAATCGGCTAATTTACGCTTGGACATTTTGATCCCTCATATCGAACTACCTACAGTGAACCCATATCATTTCAATGTAGCGCTAGCTACTTTCATATGGCAAGTACAGCCTGGACTATCGGTAACATCCTGGTCGCTCCGCAAAGTAATCGAGTAGTTACTGCGGATGCTCACGCATTACAATCTCGGCAATTACTGATCTACTGAGAGTATATTTTGGCCTGACGTCCGCCTTGTGCCAGGAGCGGACATTGTTATTAATAGCAGCAGACGCCAGCCGGACTCTCTCGTCTTACAGAACTTCAACCACTTCAAATTCTTCTGCGATCAACTCCATATCTTTAGAAAAATGACCTTCGCGGGTAAAAAATCGCTGATGCTCATTTCGCCAGTATTGAAGGCTTAAATCGCCTTCACCTTCTTTGCGGGCAAACTCCTCAGTCACATCACAAAAACGCACCAGTCGCATTGAAACCAGCCGGGTCACGCAGACCGGGGCATTCAGGCCATCAAGGATAATGTTATAGCTTCCAATCCTCGGGGCAGACTTTTCTTGCTGGTAAGAGGCAAAGGATCCGCAGGAGGCCGTTTTAATCCCTTTTTTAATCAGGTCCGCAAGCTCGCTGGCCAGTTCCGGGCTGTCTCCCATTTGCCAGGCATCTGCGCCTGGATACTTTACTTTTAATACCTCAACAGTAGCCATTAAGAGCCCTTTTTAATCGTCGATGAAAAATGTCATACAGAGTTTTAACATGAACTTTCCGGACATTAACATTGATGCTTTCCCTCTGCTACTTTGTCCGCTCTTCGCTCAAAGCCGCCCTAAACTTAAGGCGGTTAAAAAGTGATTATGCCCCCTGCTCTTTTACCGTACACATCTCCGGCAGGTTTGCCCGCACCAGCGCCTCAGCGAACGTTGGCGGGACTGCATTCTGGTGAGTTGATTGCGGCTGGTTGATTATTTAAACCAAAAAGAATCACGACTCCGCAGCAGTTATGGTTACCCACCACTCTCCCATGCGTGGGCCTCCGGAGTTTTTAACCGTAAAGTATCCTTTTAACGCAATAAGCCCGTATTGGCTATAACACTTGCTAGTTGACTTTTTATTCTTTTCCACATTTATGCAAAGCGTCAGGCTGTTTTCCGTCGTAGCTTCCTCACCCTCGGAAAAATCCCTAAGCTTTTGATAACTTATATATATGCAACTAACATTCTCCTCGTCATGCTCTACGAAGGAAGCATCCTCTTCAGCGATGCTTATACTCAGATAAACCTTTCTGTCAATGTTGTTGAACAGAAAATCTGCAAGTTGCTCAACTTCTTGGCTAAATGGTTTCAAGTTACACATCGTGCGGTGCGCATTTCGTCCTGGAAACGATAATTCTTTGTTTTTTTCGTGCTGTCGCCATGCGTAGAACAATGCGCCAAACCCACTTAAAAACCCTCCAAAACTAACCATGTCTGAAAAACTCATTTGAAAAAATCACTCTGCAATTTAATTATCGTTAGTACACATTAAACAAGGCCTCTTTAGAGGCCAAGCAAATAAATCATCTGGCAAGTTCATTAAACGCGGAGCAAGAACATAACAAAGTCGAATAGGTTAGGCATTATCCATTACAGGATTAGCCAGCACCCAATCAATCACCTTCACAGCATCAGCCATTGCGTAGCCGAGATTACCGCCGTCGCTTTGCGCCGCTTCTTTAATGAGTGTTTCGGGTGTCTGATGCAGGCGATCGAGTTATACATGGCCGTGCGCTGGGTGGTTGTTAGTTGTCAAGGGTTAGTCCTTCACAAAGATAATCCAGTGGGTTTTGTCGCTCTTTCCGGTACGCTGGCCGATGATTGGCTTAACGTCCGTCAGCGCCAGTACCTGGCTAACCGGGATCTGCGTTTCGTTCCATTTGAAGATGAGGACACCGTGTGACCGCAAGACCCGGAACGCCTCAGCAAACCCGGCGCGCAGGTCGTCGCGCCAGGTGTTTCTGTTCAGCCTCCCGTATTTCTTTCCCATCCACGAATTATTGCCAACGCGATCAAGATGTGGCGGGTCGAACACCACGACAGGGAAAGTATTGTCAGCGAACGGCAGTTTTCGAAAATCAGCGATAACATCAGGGCTTATGACCAGATTGCGTCCGTCGCACAGCGTGTGCTTCTCCTCGCGGATATCGATATACATTGCACGCGGATCCATTTTGTCGTACCAGAACATACGACTGCCGCAGCACATGTCGAGGATTGGCTGTTCACTCATGACTGCACCTCTCTAAACTTGACTCCATCAATAACCGCTGCTGTGGCCGGCTGGCGTAACACTTCCAGCTCATCAAAAAGCAACGCCGACGCCGGATTCAGATAGTTCTTAACGGGCCTGATGCCGCTAGCGCTGTACTGCCAGGCCAGTCGGCAGATGATGTCAGCGTGGGCCATGTTGTCTGCCGCCAGGGTGTCGCACTGCTTTGTCTTTTCGCGCAGCGCTACAGTGGTGCAGTCCAAGCGTTCGGCCAGTTGCGTGGCCATCTTCGCCATATCGATGATCGGTGTGTCGCTCGACATCAGGCGCGCGAACTCATGCCCCGCCGCAACCAGTTCTTTGTGGTTTTTAGCTTCATTCATGACCGTGCACTCCCGAAAATTTTATGAATCTGATAACCCTGCCAGTTCTGGCGGCACACTGTTGCTACTGACGGCGGTTCCTGCTGCGTTTTCACCATACAAACATTCGCTACTGGCTTCGCATCAGGGGATGCTTTCGGTGGCTTAGGCGGTTTCACTTTTGCCTGCCACCGCTGCAAAAGCCGGTATTCCGGGTGGCGGGCCTTGCCGATATTTTTGATAATGCCGATCCGCACCAGGCGGCCCAGGATGGCGTGAGTGTGCTTGTTGCTCCAGCCGAGGTTTCGCTCCAGCTGAAGCGGCGTTGCGGTTTTGTTTGCATCAAGAAATGCGATTACCGCCAGTTGGTCTTTGCTGCGCATGGTCATGATCTCCCCTGTTCCTGGCGACGTTTGAACTCGGCCATCAGGATTTGTGCCGGCGTCGGCCCCTGCTCTGCTTTCGGCCCTGCCAGTGCACGGCGAACGGGCGGGACAGGCTTACCTTCAGCAACCCGCTTTTCCCAGTTCGCCAGCAGATTTCCGGCCTCGCTGAGCAGTTCCTTCTCGTTCATCTGGCGGTCAACACCACGGCGGCGCAGCTCGAGACAGATGTGATACAGAACGGGCTGCGGCCACGGGTACTGCTCGCTGGTGGGATAGCGGAATACCAGCTTTCGCCACTTCCAGAATTCGCTCATGACGTCCGCCGGGCTCACACCCAGCGCCCCTTTGCCTTCCCGGCACCAGGCAACGAACTGTCCCGGCGACGGCCAGAACGGCGACACGCTGGCGCGCGCTTTCTGCATACCAGCGGAGAGCTGTTCTCGGCTGCGAATACCGTTTTCGGCAAACGTGGCTATCCACTGCTGTTTTGCAGTGCGCTCATCCGCCTCGCTACGCAGGTTTGTCTGCGTGGAAGCCGGAAAGACCTGCTTGAGCTGGCTGAACAAAATATCCACCATGCGCTCAGCCTCGCCGTTAATCACCTTGGCCTGCTCGCTCCCGCCATCAGCCATGCGCGCCAGCATTTCGCCGTCGCGGCTCTGTACTGCATGAAACAGTTCGTGGTTCATATGAAATTCTTCCAGGCTTCAGGGCTGTTCCAGTGGGCGTCACTGGCCGGAGTGTCGGTAGCGGATTTGCGGCCGGCCGCATCGCGCTGGAGGCTCAGCGTGTCCCACTTAGCGCGGAGCTTTGCTGGTGAGAGGATGTTCGTATGCCAGAACGCGTCTTTGCTTGCCCACTGGAAGAGTTCGCAGATTTCGCGATGGCTACGGCCGTCGAGTTCGCGCATCAGGCGTACGTCATTAGCCCAGGCAGCCAGAACAGGTTTCTTCGGGAAGGGTTTAACTTTTTCGAGCAGAGCGAGGATCCACTCAGCGCATTGCTGGTCTGCTGCTGTTCCCCACTTGGTGAAATTTGGGGTGTAAATCACTGCATCCGGATGGACAGATAAAAACGTCTTCAGGCGGTCGTCTGAGGATTCGCCAGAATTCTCTGACGAAGATCTTTTAATATTGTTATTGTTATAGTCTTGGGTGGCTACCGTTTTCGGGAAGGTTTTTCCTGATTCCGGGAAGGTTTTTCCCGTTTTCGGGAAGACTTTTTCCGTTTTCGGTTTGTCTAAAATCCAGGCGGAAAGATCAGTATTTATACCGACAATTTTCATCACCCCCTGCTTGTTACTGAAGATAATTCCACGCTCAGCCAGTGAGCTGATCGCATCAGAAACGTGGGTGTCTGCCAGCCCGGTCAGGCCAGAAATTACGGTATTCGTAACCCGGTCCTGTTTTTTGTTCCATCCGTAGGTCAGCCAGATCACCGCTTCCAGGCACTGCCATTCACGCCCTGACATGCGCAGGCGCGGCTTCAGCTTCTGAATCTCGTTGGCGATCCTGGTATACCCGTTGGACAGGTCGGCCATAGGACCTCCTGTTTGGTCGGTTTTCATGGGAAAATTGATTACTTCAGCCATGTTTGACATACTGTTCTCCGCAATTACCTACCGTTTTTGCACCAGAAAGCCGTTGGTGTTCGAGCACCGCGGCTTTCGCCATTTTTAACGCCGTCATACAACCCCCAGCATCGTTGTAACCATCGCCATAAGCGGTGCTACCGAATCCGGTCCATCCAGGAAGAACCTCGCCACGATACTTTCGCTGATCTCCTTCAGGCGCTCGTTCTTAGGCGCTTTTAAAATCACAGCTTGGATGGCTTCAGCATCCTCTTTAACCGCTGTGGCTATGCGCACAGAGGCGCAGTCGCTTTTAACTACGCGATCCCGGTACGCCAGCGGTAACACTGAAAGGATGATCGGCTCCAGCAGCTCGACGTTCGCCCGGTATACTGGAGACTTATCCTTGTTATCCAGCCAACGAAACAGCTTCACATTCCAGACATCGGCATTGCAGCTGGTGTCGATCCCTACCAGCCCCGTCTCTTCAACCGCCTCTTTGATTGCCATGGCTACAGCCACGCGCCCTTGTGCCGCCGCCCAGGCGCGAACGGCAGAGCAGATGGCCCGGTGATCAATCTTTTGGTTATCCTTCTCCTCCTGTTGAAACTGGAATGTCAGGCGCTCTGCTATCGCTCTGTTATTCTGATGAAAAGAAAGTGTTTGCATGATTAGTGCTCCTGACGCGGTAAACCATCGGTTGGGTTTGGGTAGGCACCTGGATCAATTTCGTGGGGCGTTACAGCCCAGTTAAGGACTTTGCAAAGAGGGACAACACGTCCCGCAGGGACTTTCCCTTGGCTCATCCATTTGCTTACTGCCTGAGATGAAATGCCAAGCTGCGCACCAATGTCGACACGCGACATGGTATTGGTGATTTTTTCTTTAAGTGATTTGTTCATTGGGCCTCCTGTCAGTGGAATGACATCAGGATACTCAACGAAACTTTAAGTTGCAAGAAAAACGAAACAAATAGTTGGAGTGCTAGGCGAAACCAAAGGTTGTAAAATAACAATATGAATAAAGTCCCTCATCCCGTATTCGCAAAAAGAATCAAACAGGTCATGACCGAAAATGGCTGGAATATGGCCGATCTCGCAAAACAGGTCATGCTCTCTCATACGGCTGTCCAAAACTGGTCAAAGGGAAAAACAGTGGCCAGTGGCGAGCGTCTAAAACGCCTTGCAGCTATTTCACGTAAGCCCGAGCACTGGTTCTTTATGGATGAGGATGGGGATGCAGAGAATGTCGTGCTTACCACCAGCACACGTAGAGAGCTGGACGAAAAAGAAGAGGCTTTATTGTCCCTCTTTAACCAGTTGCCTGAGGCAGAAAAGCTGCGCCTCATACTGCATACAAAGACCGTGTTACACGAAATTGATCTTCTTAAAAGTGATGTGTTTGACATCATCCACAATCAGCAAAAATAACAAGCCATAGTTTCTCGCCAAAATGAGACACCCGCCTGAGGTGTCTTTTTTTATACTCAAACGAAACTTTTTGTTTCTTAGGCTTTACATGCGAAACTTTAAGTTGTAGCCTTCAATGCATCGACAACACGCGCAGCGTTGTCAGGTTAAAGAAACGTTCCGCCAGCCTGGCGACAAGGGCAAACGAGAGGGAATCATCATGGTTCATCAGCACTACGGTACCCAGACGGTCAACCGCGGCGCAGTTATGCCGGGCATGCTCGTCAAATACAAGGAATCTACCTGGACCGCATCTGCTAACGCACGTGGCCGCCTGTACCTTCAACGCGGCATTGAGCGAACCTACACCAAAGATTTGCTGGTAGAGGTTTATCTCAATGGCATGGGGAATGGACTGAGCCATTAACGGAGGGGGTTATGCAAGAGAAAGAATGCGCGTACTGCCGGAAACCGATCGAGCATGGGAAGGAAGTGAAAAACAAATTGCTCTTGATCCGCGGCGCGCAGCTGGCGCACGAACAACGCGAATACTGTTCTGTACGTTGCGCTTCATACGACCAGATGGCTCACGAAGCGTAACGAAAACCCCGCGCAAGGCGGGATTCACGTCCGGTGCCACCGACCAAAGTTACACCGGAAAACCACTCAAAACCAAAAACACACCCAATGGGCGCTATCTCTGGCCCGGGGATCTTACATCCAAAAATGAGGATCTGACATGGAATTTTTCCATCTGCTTAAAGCCAGTCAGAAGTCTGGCAAGAAAGATGCGGTGATTTGGTTCACTGCGAAAAGTGCAGCGCGCGCAAACCTGCAGCTGGATGTCGCGCTGGAAGACGCCGAAATCGAAACCGGTCGTGGTAAAGATTACGCCAAGCCGATCCGCACCGATTTTCCGGTATTCAATGATTTGCCGGAAGAAGAAGCTATCGACTTCACCTGGTGCGAACGCTATGTACTGAGTGACGACGGGCGCACATGGCAACTGAAGCCTGACGCCGTGTCAGGATCGGCTGTAGAAGGTGCTGCGCCGGAAGTGCCTGCTGAAGCCTCCCCTGCTCCCACTGATGAATTGCGCCCGCTGGCCCGCCTTCGTCTGCCACAGCGCCTGATTGCGCACCTGCTCAATGATGCAGAGCAGGACCAAATCAGCCTGGCGCAGCACATTGAAATCGGCGCGCTGGAATTCAAAGAAGAAGACAGCCATGTTCAGGGCTTTCTGAAAGCTATCGAAAACACGCCGGACATCCGGGAGTTGACCGCACATGTCGAATGGAAACTGGTAAAGGCAGTAAAAAATGTCTTTCCGCTCGATAAGGAACATGAAGCTGAGCTGATTGCCAGTTTCGTAAACGCCTGGGTAAAGGCAGAGGCCAACCAGCGCGGCCAGTTAGTTGAAGACTGGCTCAGCGGCAAACAGCCTGCAACTCAGCCCACCGAAACCGGAACGTCAGGTGCTGAGTCATGTGACGAAAAGTTCTCTGTTGAAAAGTGGCGCGAAACGCCGCTTACAGAGCTTCATACCGTAGCTGCGCTGCCTTTCCGCCAGCGCCTGCTTGCGCAATTTCTGGCTGAAAAAGAGTTCTCATACCATATCGACAACGATCAGCTGAAAGCCGTGCGGGCGCTTGAATCTGACACGGATAACTCGTTCGTGCAAAACCTGCTGCTGGCCGCTGAGAACGTTGAAGGGCTGAAAGATGTTCGTGAATACGACCTCTGGAAGCTGACTGACGCAGTGAAAGAGGTGTTTCCTGCTGACAAAAAGGCACCGGATTTAGGCCTGGTTCTCCAGTTCATGAAAGCGTGGAGCGCAACCAGCTATGTGGATCGCGGCCTGCTGGTCAAAGAATGGGTGAAAGGTTGCCGTGTGGCGCTGATTCAGCGCACCGACGTCAAAACCTGCGCCGGGGGCGGCAATAAGACCGATCGCAATCCGACTCTGACCCACACGCTGGACACTTTGGACATCGAAATTGCGCTGGCCACCCTGCCTATGGACTTCAACATCCATGATATCCCCGGGGGCGTTTTCCGCCGCGCAAAAGAGATCGTCAGTAAGAAAGAGAGCCCGTTCAAAGAGTGGTCAGCCGCCCTGCGCAAACGCGCTGGCATCCTGGATTATTCCCGTGCCGCTATTTTCGCACTTATTCGCGGCGCAGAAGAAAACCTTCACAGCTTCCCGGAACTGCTGAGCCGTTACATCAACAAGAACCTGACTGAAAGCGACCATGAGCACCCAACTGAAGAAACCCAGGCGGCCGCCGGTCACGTGCCAGAAAAGAGCTGGGAAAACGAGGTAATGGTGCAGGTCGCAGCAGAGCAGAAGGCAGCAGCCGAACAGCCCAAAATAGCCAGCATGGGTAACGGCGTGTACTCCATTGATGGCCTGATGGATACCCCCTCAAATGAAGTCGCAAAACCAGAAAATGCGGGGAACATCAGCAATGTGCAGATGGAAGCGGATCACGGAAATGAAGCCGAAAATGACGATGCGGTTCCGGAAGGCGAAGCGGCAGTACTGCCAGATGAAAGCGCTCATGCAGCTGTTGCAGAAACAGTTCCCCTGACCACGGCTGAAATTCTTGCCGCTGCAGCGCCGACCCTGGCGCAGCAGGACGAACCAGTTGCCGAATACCCGGCATACTTCGAACCGGGCCGCTATGAGGGTCTGCCAAATAACGTCTATCACGCCGCGAATGGCATCAGTTCCACCATGGTGAAGGACGCTCGCGTCAGCCTGATGTATTTCAACGCGCGCCACGTCGCCAGGACCATCCCGCGCGAAGGTTCCAGAGTGCTGGATATGGGTAACCTGGTGCATGCGCTGGCGCTGCAACCGGAAAAACTTGATGAAGAGTTCAGCGTAGAGCCAGTGATCCCTGAGGGGGCATTCACCACCGCGGTGACCCTGCGCGCCTTTATCGATGAGCATAACGATAGCCTGCCGGCGCAGTTGAGCGCTGACGATATCAAAGCGCTTCTGGAAGCACATAACGCCACCCTGCCCGCGCCGTTGCCGCTGGGTGCATCAGTTGATGAATCCTACTCAGCTTATGAGCAGTTGCCAGAGGAATTCCAGCGTATTGAGAACGGCACAAAGCATACCGCCACGGCTATGAAGGCTTGCATCAAGGAGTACAACGCCACCCTGCCCGCGCCGGTGAAAACCAGCGGTAGCCGTGATGCGCTCCTCGAGCAGTTGGCGATCATCAACCCTGACCTTGTGGCGCAGGAAGCGCAGAAGCCGGCACCGCTGAAAGTGTCCGGCACGAAAGCGGAAATGATCCAGGCGGTGAAATCCGTGAAGCCTGACGCGGTATTCGCTGACGAACTGCTGGATGCGTGGCGCGAGAATCCGGGCGACAAGATTCTGGTGACCCGGCAGCAGTACACCACTGCGCTGGCTATCCAGAAGGCGCTGCACGAACATCCGACCGCAGGAAAACTGCTGCTGCATCCCGATCGCGCTGTTGAGACCAGCTACTTCGGTATTGATGAAGAAACCGGGCTGGAAATCCGCGTGCGCCCGGATCTGGAAATCGACATCGACGCCGTTCGCATCGGGGCCGACCTGAAAACAATCAGCATGTGGAACGTGAAGCAGTCCGGCCTGCGCTCTCGCCTGCACCGGGAAATCATTGACCGCGATTATCACCTCAGTGCGGCCATGTACATGAATACCGCGGCGCTGGACCAGTTCTTCTGGATTTTCGTCAACAAAGATGAGGGTTATCACTGGATCGCCATCGTCGAGGCCAGCGAAGAGCTGATTGAACTGGGCATGCTCGAGTATCGCCAGACCATGAACCGCATCGCTAACGCTTTCGACACTGGCGAGTGGCCAGCGCTGATCACTGAAGACTACACAGACGAACTGAACGACTTCGACCTGCGCCGCCTTGAAGCGCTGCGCCTGGCTTAATGGAGAGAATGACCATGCAAAACACCAATATTATCGCCGCAGAGCAGACTCCAAACACCATCTCTGCCAGCAACGCTGTATTCAACGTGCAGGCGCTCAGCCAGCTGACCGCTTTTGCCGAACTGATGGCGAAGTCCGCCGTGACCGTACCAAAGCACCTGGCGGGGAAACCTTCCGACTGTATGGCGATCGTCATGCAGGCCATGCAGTGGGGTATGAACCCTTACGCGGTGGCGCAGAAAACTCACCTGGTTAATGGGGTGTTGGGTTACGAAGCGCAACTGGTGAACGCAGTTATCTCCAGTTCAAGCGCCATTGTGGGTCGCTTCCATTACGAATACGGCGGTGACTGGGAAAAAATCGCCGGTAAGAAAGATGCGCGCGAAGAGGCTGGTCTGTTTATAAGGGTAGGCGCGGTGCTGCGTGGTGAAACAGAGATCACCTGGGGCGAAAATATCTACCTGGCTGACATCACCACCCGGAACTCTCCACTGTGGAAAACGGCACCTAAGCAGCAGATCGCTTACCTCGCGGTGAAGTACTGGGCGCGCCTGTACTGCCCGGAGGTCATCCTTGGCGTCTACAGCCCGGATGAGGTTGAGCCACGCACCGAGAAGGAAATTAATCCGGCACCCGCGCAGCGCGTGAGCCTGGCTGACATCAAAGGTGACAGCGTAACAACCACGCACAGCGCGCAGGAGTCCGCTGCCAACATCGACGCTATGGCCGATGAGTTCCGGGATCGTATTGAGGCTGCTCAGGACTTAGATAACGCCAAAGTAGTTCGGGCTGATATCGAAAGCGCCAAGAACACGCTGGGCTCAGCCCTGTTCACTGAGCTCAAGAACAAGGCTGTGAAGCGTTATTACCTGGTAGATGCGCGCAACAAGGTTGAAGCGGCAATTAATTCCCTCCCCCAGCCTGACGAACCGGATGCAGAGGACCTGTTCGCCAAAGCAGAGCAGACACTGGCGGCAGCAAAACGTCATCTCGGTGACGAGCTGCACGAGCAGTTCGCCATCACCCTGGCGGATATGAAGCCTGAATACGTGAGCATGAGCTAAGGGAGGCGGGAGGGTCCGCCCTCCCGATTAATGCGATGACCGGGAAACAAAAAAGCTGGGGTACGCAGGAACTGGCGCTGCTGTTAAAGCATACCAATAAGCAGGTCGTGAAACTGACCGGGCGCACGCTTGTGGAGGTTGAAGAACGCCGACTGCAGGCAAACGCAGAGCGTAACTGCTGGGACGTATTTGATCCGGAGCGTGTGGAATGAGGCTGATTAACCGAAGCAGAAATGACTCCACACTGGCAAGCAAGGCGTGTGATGCCGCTCTGGCTGAGCATGTTGCCAGGTTTGGTGAGTACGCCAGCCGGGCAACCGCCAGTGAATACATGGTGCTGGTGGAAGGCGCAAAGGTCAAAGTCGAGGTGGTGAACCGCCGCAACAGCTACGTGGCTACGGCTATCACAGGGGCACGGAGACTACGTGCTCTGGCCGGTCGGATGTCTTGATACTGAAATATCACAAACACTTTTACGGCAACTTTATAATGAGTTGTCGGAAGCAGGAGGTTATATGGCCAAGCTTCTAAATTTACAGGAATGGGCAGAAGAGACTTATTCAAAGCCGCCTTCCCTTTCCACTCTTCGCCGCTGGGCACGAGAGGGCCGCATTTACCCTGCGCCCGAGCTGCACGGAAAAGAATACAAGGTTCAGCATGATGCCACCTATGTGGATCCGAGCAAAAAGAACCTCCGTCCAAAACCAAAGCACCTGAAGCTTCCTTCTGGCGGCACTTTACTGGAGAGACTGACTCATGGCGAAAAGGCCAGTTCGTTACGACGCTAATCTGCCCCGTAACCTGACCTATCGCAAAAGAGACAGGCTTTACAGCTGGCGAAATCCGACAACCGGTCAGGAAATTTCTCTTGGTCGGATCGACAGAAAAGACGCCGTCGCCCAGGCAATCGAAGCCAACAATTACATCGACCAGAATTACCTTCCATCCTCTCTTCTGGACCGCATTAAAGACACGCCAACTTTTACGGTGACGGCGTGGCTTGAGCGTTACGAGGTAATTCTGGGGCGAAGGGAGTTGAAAGCCAACACAATGAAGGTCAGACGGAATCAGATCGCCACTATAAAGGAAGAATTCGGGAGTACACCTTTATCGACGGTTAGCACGAAGGACATAGCAGTTTTTCTTGAGGCTTACGTCCAGTGCGATAAGAAGAGCATGGCTGCCGGTTTGCGGTCGGTACTGACAGACATATTCAGGGAAGCAATCGTGGAGGGGCATATAGACAGGAACCCAGCGGAACCGACACGAACGCCGACGCCGAAGGTTAAACGGGAGCGTTTGCTACTTGAAGACTTCAGGGTAATCAGGGAAGCGGCAGCGACGCATTCGGAATGGCTACCCAATGCGTGTGATCTTGCTCTGGTGTCCGGACAACGCCGCGAAGATGTTTCGCTTTTCCGCTTCAGTGATATAAAAGAGGGTCGATTGTTTGTCACTCAGGAAAAGACCGGGCATAAACTGGCGATCCCCCTCGATTTGAGACTTGAAGCTGCGGACCATGTTTTAGGGGATGTGATAGAACGGTGCAGGGTTAACAATCCATCGGATTATATGCTTTATTCACCTGTAAGACGTGGAGGCAGAAAACCGGGTCCGCTGACACCCGATGGGATAACCCAGGCATTTTCTGACGTTCGTGATGAAGCTGTCATTAAATTTGGGCCTAACCCTCCTTCCTTCCATGAGATCAGAAGCCTGGCCAGCAGGCTCTATGAAAAAGAACGTGGTGAGGATTTTGCACAGCGATTGCTGGGCCATAAAAATTTAACAATGACGAAAAAATACCTGGACGCACGAGGTGCAGAATATGTTATGGTTTAAACAGGATATGGATATTTCGAGTAATTTTCGTGGGGTTTCGTGATGGCACCGGAAAAACCCATGAAAAACAAGCATATAAAAAAAGACCGAATACGATTCCTGTATTCGGTCCAGGGAAATGGCTCTTGGGAGAGAGCCGTGCGCTAAAAGTTGGCATTAATGCAGGCTAAGTACGCCTGGCACTTTAAGAATAGATGACGCCGCCAGCTTTTCCAGTCTGCGACAAAAGTGGCCTGAAAAAAGCAGCAAACGTTGCACGCTTAAAGCAAAAAACCGCAATATCTGTGACCAGGTTTGCGGTTTTTTATTGGGAATCAATAAAACATTTTTGGTATTTAACAGAGCTTTTCGGCTCGCTCGACAAAGGGTGCCAGGCTCATTTTCTCGCCGGGTTTCGCCGGATCATCACTCTGTATCACCGTCAGCGGCGTCCCACTCGCTTTACCCTCAGCCACCTGCTGTTTTGCCACATCGTTTAACGGATATTGCACCAGCGTGCTGGGGTTAATCACAAACAGCGCGTGTCCCGGTCGACAGGTCAGCATCACCTCTTCGCGATTGAACGCCCATTTATCTTTACCGACTTCAAAGCGGCTGACGGTACTCACCTGCGGCGCTGCCAGCGCGGAAGCGGAAAAAGTGAGTAACAGTGCCGATAAAATATGTTTCTTCAT